ATGGCGAAGTCATTGTTGCCGAATTCAATGCGGTGTACGAAGAAGCAATCAAGAACCCCCCTAGCGGTGGGTACACGATGCTTATGCGCTTGATGTGGATGGTTGCTACCCAGATCGAAGAAAAGCTCCAAACATTCGAGGGAACCGAAAACAAGAAGGTCACTCTGGATGTGGTGTCTGGAATTCGCACTGGTCTGAAGAAGAGCCTCATCAATTGGTACGGGGCGATCTTTGAACCGCTCTTCACCGATGAGCCTTCCGTCAAGACCATCATGGAAGACGAAAAGTTCGAGGCGACCTTCACCGATCCGAACATTGAATACTTGAAGGATTATGTCTAATCCGCTTGGAAGGGGTATGAGTGTACCCCTTCCTTTTACCTTTTGCATAAATAGAATAAAGGAGTCCAACTATGGCACAAAATCGTGACCTCCATATCAACAACCTTCAGCGGTTTGGTGATATTCAGCGTACCTACCTTTGGCAAGTACAGATCAATGGTCTGTCTGGTGCTGAAGACATGAAGTTCCTTGTCCGTGAAGCTACTTGGGCGGGACGAACCAACACACAGATCGAATCCTACTTCCTTGGGATGAAGCAGTTTTTCCCGGGCAAGGAAGAGTTCTCTGGTGACTTGACCTTGCAGTTTGAAGAGCATGAGAGCCTGTTCGTTTCCAAGACCCTGTACAAGTGGAAACAACAGATTTTCGATGTGACCCGTGGTGCGTCCAATGCCGTGAACACTGGTGCGGAAAAGGCCGAACTTGCCAAAGACATCACATTGACCCTTCTTGCCTACAACAACGAACCGCTACCTTACCGTATGCGTTTCAAGAATGCGTGGCTGAAGAATGTCGATGATGTGTCCTTGTCGATGTCGGGTGGCGAGGCCATGATGGTCGGCTCCACCTTCCAGTACGACTATTGGGTACTTGTCGATGAACAGGGCAACGAGATTGCCTACGAATCCCTCTAACCTCAAGGTGCGCTGAATGGCGAGTTTGACGGAAACAAAGGATGGCGGGATGAAACCCGCCTCTTCTGGATTAGCGGATGAGCTAAAGCGATTCCGTGCGTCCACTATTCAGCGTGACTACACATTCATCGCTTCCTTCTTGGACATTGACTTGTCGGATATTGTACAGCCACAGCAGATCGTGGCGGTCGGTATCCCCCAATGGCAGTTCACGAAGGATGCAGTGTACAAGAATATGTACCCTGTCGCCTATCCAAAGTATGACTCCGATGGATGGGAAGCTAGGGTGTCAATCAGGGAAGATGCGTTTGGGTCGGCACGAACATTGACGGATGCCTTGGTTTCCCGAATCAGGCGACCCGATGGCCTGTTCAACCCCCCGAATCAGGCAAAAATCCTTGGATTGCAGATCAAATTGCTCGATTTGAGCGGAAACATCACCGATGTTTACCAATTGAGAAATATGATGTATCTTTCTTCTGAAGAAATCGCCCTCAATCACAATGGGTCGGACATAATCCTTCGGGATTTGCAGTTCCATGTAGAGGATGTTCTTCGGGTAGGGAATGTATAATAGCGGAACGGTCAGAGGTTGGGTTGGGTGATCCGTTAGGTGGATTTGACCGTTCCGCTTTCCTTGCATACTAAATACTGGTATGCCAACCGTTGATAAACTTACACAATCCGACATTGACACCATCAATAAGCTGAAGGCTGGTAAGATCAGTGGCTTATTGCCCCGTTTAACCCCCTCCGTGCTCATTGCAGGGCAGAATGTGGTTGCGGTCGATACAAGCCTCAAGCCAGACCTATTCATTGCCAAAGAGACCAAGAAACGGAAGATCGTGCTCCATGCCACGGTCGGGCTTCTTGCGTCCGACTTACCGACATTGACAAGCCAGAAGCAAATGACTACTCATTACATCGTAGCCCGTGATGGGACGATCATTGAGGTCTATCCTCCGAAGTATTGGGCATTTCATCTTGGTAAAGGTGCGATTGGTGGAAATGGTGCGATGTCCCAAGAGTCAATCGCAATCGAAATCTCCAATTACGGGCCGCTCGAACTCAAGAACAAGGGAGACAAGGCCAACCCCGCAGACGATAAGTTCTACACGGTCTATGGAAGCCTGTATGGTTCGGGAAACGAGAAGGTGGACACGAAGGGATTTGTCGGTGGAAGCAATCCTAGCGTCACCAAGCTACTCCATGCGTACAGAGGGTACAAATACTATGCCTCAATCACCGAAGCCCAATACAGTGCTCTAAACGCCCTTGTGACCGCATTGTGCAACAAGTTCGCTATTCCATTGACGGCAATCGAATACGAAAACCGATTCAAGGTATTCGAGAACGACCAGAAAGCAAAGGATTTCCAAGGTATCTGCTCCCATGTCAATTTCAGACCTAGTGGTAAATGGGACTTGAGTGCTTGGTGCGATTGGGACAAGATTACCACTCAATCCGATTCAATCGAATGGGAAGAAGCCTCATCCACCGAAGAACCAGAAGGCAACCCAGAGGGTATCCGTGTTCTCAAGGAAGAGAAGTTCGATGGAGCGGATGACAATTGGGAGTACACCGATACCATCGACCCGATTTCTGGTGCGGTGATTGAAACAGCAGAGAACAAGAAGATGCGGATATTGAGGGAAAATAACCCCTTGATTTGTGCGTTCTAAATACGATTGAGGATCAATTATGGCGAAAGTGTCTGTACGGTTCAAGAAGGTAAAGTCTGGTGAGTTCGTGGAGTTTGAAATCGCTCCGATTCTCGACCAGTTCCTTGAAATGCGATTCGATGATCTTCAAGCGTGGTTTTTTGGATTCAGCGAACGGGAACTGAAGAACTGGTTGGATGACCTATCCGAACTGAAACGGAATGACTATGCCCCGAAGGAACTCAAGTATTATTCCAAGGGCGGGACAGCACAAAAAACTGGTGGGCATATCGACCAGTGGTATATCAAGACATTGACGATGTTCCTTGCTTCGACCGATTCGATGCGTGGCAGTGGTGCGGGGCGTGTGTATGCTCCCGTGAAAGGATTTCCATTCTTCACCGATGTCCAGAACAATCAATCAATGACGAAGACAAGCGAACTCATGGTATTCACGCATGAGTACGAACACGATTGGAGCGACAAGATCAATCAATATGTGACGGTGGAAGACGCTACTATCAGCTATGGTGGTAGTTCGTCCACTCATTTCGTGTTCAAGAATTGTACCATGATCGTGGTCGATTCGACCGACTATGACAAGGGCGCAAAGCTCGAAAGCAATGCCAAGTTCATCAATTGCAAATTCATCAAAGACGCATCTTTCAGATCGTCAATTGGATTACACACCAACAACGAGCGGGATACTAGCCCATCACATTTCGGAGAAGTTGATGGATGTTCCTTCACTGGTTTTACATTCGAGCTTCCCGAAGGGCATGGCGGGGGAGCCAAACTAGTCCAGAATTGCGAGTTTACCAAGTGCGTTTTCGAGAAAGAAAAGTACGACAAGACATCGGATTTGATGTTCCGTCATTGCAAGCTCAATGGGGTCACGGTAAAAGGAATCCACACGCTTCTCGACAATTGTACTGGAACGGTCGAGCAGTCAGCGGATTGGAAAGATGCGAAGGGTCTTCGTGACTACGACTACATGATAACACCGACATTGTATGTCCGTGGTGACACCGCTCCGTCAATAACACTCAATCAGCATAGCTTTGGAGCACGGCTTGTCAATTTGACTAAATCGCCTCTGAAGGTGAAGGTCGAACCAAGGCAGACGAAGTATTCCGAACGGGGTGGATGGAAACAAGGAACATATCAAGAGATTCCCTACACGCTTGTTGGAGTCGGAAATATCGAATTGGAAGGAAGTCTGTATGGTGCAGTCGTTCCGCAAATGGCACAAGTCAATATGGGGTTCGCTCCCCGTGATGCGTCTAGCAATATCGACACGATAGTCAGGGACTACAAGGAGCTTGAAAACGCCCATGTCAATTTCATCAAGAAAGATGGGATGTTCCAACTATGGAATCCAGTGGTCGATGGAAACAAATTCGGATATGGTGGAATGTTCTTGAATGGCGATGATGTTCTTCCAATGATCGTATCGACTTTCAATTCCGTATGCTTCGGATCGTTCTTCAAGTTCTTCAACAAGAAACTTGGTGGACGGGCAATGGCTATCGCTATGTACGACAAGGCACTAGCCGTATTCATCGAAGTCATCAAGAAGAATGGTCTGTATTCCATCAATGATGCCAAGCAAATCCAAGCCCGTGCCGACCGCATTGCGAATTTCCTACGATTGGGTGGTGTAAAATGAGTGTGTTGATGCGATTCATTCCCGACCCATCCATCACTAAACAGGATGGATCAAAACTGGATGTGATTGAAGTTCCTTTCGATTACAAGAACAAGTCTTTGGTGATGGGCAAGTATTCCAAGTACAAGCCAGAAGCTCTCGACCATGATTTTTTGAAATCGTTGGTGATCGAAGACTTTATCAAAGAGCCGTTGGTTTTCCCCATTGGGTACGAGGGGATTAGTCGGTCTGAAGTTCTGTACGAGCTTCCGCTATTCCGAAAAGAACGAGTTTCCCCGTATCACAGATATGAGTTCGTGGTTGTCAATGAGAAGGTTCTAATCGACAACGACACACGATTGCCCGATTTCAACTGGTTCCGTGATTGTGACATCCATTTCACAGGAACTACTCCAATGTTCATTCCATATAGGTTCGTCAATTGCGCCCTATATGGCAAACATTCGGACAAGAATATCAAGCCATTCTCATCTTCTCTCTATTTCCATTTGCAGACTGTTATTGGTGGTGGTAGTCGAGCCGATGGTGCGTTTCTGAAGAACTGTACCGTGAACGACATTCGTTTCAAGATGACCAATTTTGAAGGCTCTGCTTATACCGTACCCATCGAAGGCGGTGCTCTCAACAAATGTACTTTCGAGGTGACTACAAAGAACATCGGTACAGGAACCGTCACTACGAAGCAAGTTGGTCATGCAATTGCTCTCAAGAATGTATCTATTTCCAAAACTGAATTTGGCTCGATTGATGTCTTTGCCGAAAATTGCGAAGGTATCATTTCCGCAACCAGACCTACCAAATTACAGGGTGTTGGTAATTCGGTCATCGTCAATAACACGAATGGAACGAATCCCCCTAGCGTTTTCGTTGGGGATGAATGTACTTCGTTGCAAGTTGTCAATTTGACTAAATCGGAAATGAATGTGATGTTCCAGAACAGGGACTATGCGAAAGACCGATTCGCTATGTTTACCAACCTGTATGTCAATGGAAACATTCGTCTTTCCGCACAAATGACTACATTCGCAACCACGATGCGGGAACAGTTCGATAGGAGTGGACACAAACAATCCAATGCCCAAATCGTAGTCAATACTTCAAACACCGCTCCCGACACTATGGGGAACCACGATTGGCGACTCACCGAAGAATACATGGGCGATTTCTTCAAAGCGAAGGAATCCTTTTCGGATAAAACACAACTGCATATTCCAGACAATTTGCTTGGAACCTTTGTCTTTTCATCGAAGCGGATAACCGTCAATGGGGACAATCTGCTTGGTCTAATCATCACCACATTGAGCAATATAAATGACCATAGCGAAATCAAGCTGAAGGACGATGTGCTCAATCAGGTTATCCTATTGCTTCACAATGGGATGAAAAACGAAGTTCCCAAGGATATGGACTTTGGGACTGAAGAGGGGAAGCCGATTATCGAAAAGATCGTACTTCGTGCTTTCAGATTGTACAAGATTTGTCACCTTGCAAAGAGGGTTCTGTAATGTCCTACTTCATTCGTATGTTTCCGTCACAGGATTCCAGTCGTAGTTCGTATGATTATTCTTTGGATGATTACAACAAGATTCTGGAATTCTCGAAGTACGACCAGACCCCCTACACTGGTAAGGATGCGGGTGGTCTTTTGAGTTTCCCATTCGATTCGCATGACAAATTCTTGCGGGATGTCGCCCATACATTCCCATCCCCGCAATTGACATTGAGCACCTATAAGGGAAAGGACGATCTCCGATTTGTTTTTTGGGACAATGCTTTCTTTATCGGTGCAAATCTTGTCGTTGAGAACGAAACGGTTTACATATCGAAGGACTGCGAACTGACCAATTCGATCCTACTCAAGAACTGCAATGTGGTTCTGGTAGGTGGTGGTGTGATTGACCATCGGATATTCTTTGACGGATGCAAAATCCGTGGTGCGGTCAAGAAGGATGGATACCCTACATTCACGGGTACATTGGGAATACCTATCCATGCTATGCCAAACTTCAGCACCGATGGCGGGAAATCGAATGTCCTTTTGCAGAGTTCGGTATTCATCAATTGCGAGATAACAGGTGTATCCATTGGTAGTGAATTTGATTCATACACCAATCCCGTTTTCAAATTGAAGGGATGCAAACTGGTCAAGTGTGACTTTGGATATATTGGACGAAAGAAGCATGACCATATGCGTGGGATCATTGCGGAAGATTGCTCTTTTGATAAAACGGTGATTGATGGTGTGAAGATGATTTCGGATAATTGTGATGGAACAATCGAAATCCGTCATACCAAGCAAACTTCTCCATATCCTGTTCTCATGGTGGTCGGTAAGACCCCGAAGGTTGTCATCGGAAAGGAAACCATGACATCGGTTCGTGTTGTGAATGCGACCGATTCGATAATTCCCTTATACATCGAAGCCCCTGAAGTGGCTTCATCCGTTCTTCGTGGAATTGCCCTCAATGGAAAGTTCGACATCGACATTGATGAAAAGAGTCGGTTCACCGTAGCACACACCAATAAATCGACTGTTTTGTGTACCATCGTAGGTCTTGCCAATAGTACCGCTCTCGAAATGGGCATCAAGAACAATAGCATCCTTTGGAACAAGTCGATTGCCCAAGTACATTCCGAATTCGACAAACGGACAACGACCACGATAGCGGACATCACGATTCCGTCCGAGAAATTGGGTCTATTCGGTGGTTATTCCAATCCGACCGTGACCGTCAATGGAGACCCCGTTCTCATGTTCGTGACCCAGATCATCGGAGTATTGACCGTTGATGGGAAGGCCAAGACCGATTTGAAGGCAAAGGAATTGATTATCAAGTCGGTCATGGGTACGCTCAAATCTCTTGGGTATGCGGATCGAAACCATCTCCCAGAGATTCTTGATACCATCTATTCCAAGACATCGAAGATTCTCCGTCTCATGGGATTGACCGACAGGCAACGGCTCCATTATATGAAGGAAAACAAGACCCTTCAGAAGTGGTGGTCTCACAATACCGAAAACTCTGAAAAATGATACTTGACAAGATACATTTGGCGAAGTAGATTATGTGATGTCGGGGCTATTCCCGACAATTACACGATAGGTTGAATATGAATATCTTGAGTATCTTCAGTTCGGGATTCCCCGAAAAAGCAGACAAACGCCTCTTGAAGAACCTTTCCATCCGTGGAAAGGAACTTGGCACGAAACCAATCCAGTCTTGCGACATCATCGGGTGCGACTTCCGTGGTGCTTCTGCTTCCAATAAGTCGTTCACCAAATCCCATTTCCACAACTGCGACTTCCGTGGAGCCGATTTCATCAATTGTACATTCGGTGCGGTGAGCTTCGACAATTCCGACCTTCGGGGTGTCAATCTGTCTGGTTCCCTTCCAGTGGGATCGACTTGGCGGTATTCTTGGGCAAACGCTTCGGTGTTCGTTGGATGCGAGTTCACCAAGTCGGTCTTTTGCGGTGTCAATTTCCAAGGCTCCGATCTTCGTATGGCGAAATTGATTGACTGTCAATTTGCCCGTGAGAACATCACCCCCGATCTTCCCGTCACTTCGTTCGCCACTGCGAAACTGGACAATGCAAACTTCTCCAACACCAAAGCACCTATGGTCGATTTCCGTCACTGTACAGCACGGGATACCAATTTCTCGAACTGCGACCTCCGTGGTTCCGACTTCCGTGGTTCCCGCCTCATGGGTGCGTCTTTCCATAATGCGAATGTGGAAGGGTGTGATTTCCGTGGTGCGTTCCTTCATGGATGCGACTTTTCTGGTGTCAATCTGGATTCCTTCCGTTGGAATTCCGAATACTATGTGGAACGGGATGGTGTTATCCTCTCCAAGAAGGAGATGCGCTAATGTTGAACCTCACAAAACACAGCATTGTCATGTCCACCCTGTTTTCCAGAATTCGTCCGATTTCCAAGGAAGAAATCCACCTGATTCTGGACAAGGACGAATTCTCCAAAACCCATCTTCCACAGGTTGCCGAAGCGATCAAAGACGATGAAGACATCCCAGAGCGAATTCGGGAAATGCTTGTCGATGCGCTTCCGAAGTATCTCAATGAAGCAAAAGACCCGAAGGTCGATCCAGTCGAAATTGACCAACTGGTTCCCATTTGCAAGAAGTGGGCGGGAAGGCACATTGGAAAAGATTTCTCCGATAGCATGGATGACTGCATGGAAGGGATTGATACATTGATTGAATGGCTCAAGTCCCGTGGATTCGAGCCTGTCAATGTTCGTTGCGACAATCCAGAGTGTCATGCGATCCATGCCATGATTCCATGCCAGATTCCGACCGATTGGGCGAACCATCCGAATGAACTCTCCGTCATCGACAAAGATGCGTTCTCCAAGGATGGATATAGCCTTGCGCTCATCGACTTGGAAGACTTGCTCTCCGTGGTATCTGGTCAATTGCGGATTTTCCTTGGGTTCTACTACGAAATGTGCAAGAGCTTCCCACAATACAAGATCGACCCCGATTCGGTCGAGTTCGGTGGTCTCCGTGTCCAGAGGGATGGGGAAGACATGGGGCTATTGGTCGATACCAACATTCTTGCCGTCAAAGAATGGATCAATCTGCAACGGGTTCTTCATTACCGAAATGGGGATGGAGTATGGACAAAGCGTTGATTGTATCCTATGTCGTTGAAGCGACTCTCGAAGGAATACCGTGCGAGGTGTCCCTTCTTGACAAGGATGGGAACGAGGTCGGTTTTTGGGCGTATGGAGCCTTTACCGACTCTTCCGTTCTATGCCCGTGCTCCGACAATATACGCCCTTCGTTACATCCTGAAGGGCATTCCAGAGACGAAGCGAGTATAGCCCAACTCATAACTAAAAATCTTCAATCGGGATTCAATAGAGTCCCGATTTTTCATTATCATAAATAATGATATGAAACGAACTCTTCTCATTTTTGGCTACTCCCCGTCTGGTATGTTCAAGGCAGTCCGTGAGTATTTGAAGGATCAAAATGGTTGGTCTGGTGGTGACAAATACGATGGACTCAAGTACAACAACTTGACCTATGCGTTCTCCAAAGAAATCGAGGTCAATGACCAGAACACCGTTGCTATTGCGGAACAGGCCAAGATCAGCGAATGGGGTATGTATGTCGCAATTCTCAATGAAGATGAGACACAGTGGCGACTTCTGGAATCGTCCGAATGGAAGCCTATTTCCAAATTGACGATCAATAACGCAAACAAGATTGCGAAGGAATCGGCACGGACATCGGTTTCGTCAATCGAGTCGGACATCATGGCGGTTGCGTTTCTACGACAGAGGTATTTCACAAATACCGTCCGTGGACGGAATGGTATTCGTGACGATGCCAAGCCATACCGTGATTATCGTGGTAAGAAGGGATGGAGCGATAAGCCCCAAGAAGAAATGACTTATCGCAAATTGACACCAGACGAATCGGTCGGATTCGGTGTCGATGAAATGTTCCCGAAGAATACCTATGAGAAGATAATCGAGGAAGTTGGTAGTGGTACTCACAAGAATCGGTCGTATGCCGAAGATGCCATCAATATCCTATTTCTGGTCA